ACCAATAAACTTGCCTATCTTACTATCACCACCAAAACCACCAGCTGCTGTCATAAGGTCGCCAATGCCACCTTCACCTTTTGCAATGTTTACTACAGCTCTACCTCTGTTGTAAGCGATAGCTGGTGCTTGCCAAGGACCGGGCACTATAGCTGCGACTGGGGCTATTACTTTAGCTACTTTTTTTATGCCTTTAGCTATTTTCTTTATAAAACCATGTTGTTCAGCACCAGTGACTTCGTTAAGACTAGCGATACCTGTGCCATATACCATTGATTCTGGGTCAATCCCTACTTCAAGAGCAGCTTGTTCTATCATATCTTCGAGCTGAGGGTTGTTTTCTAACATCTCCCTAGAAACATTGATGTCTCCTGACCTGACATGTGCCATCATGTCATCTTCACCAGCTCCTTGTGATAGTTGGTCAACCAAATCAGCTTGAGGTGCAAGTGCCTTAGTAGTTGTATTTTCTATCATTCTACTCAATAACTCTTTCTCTTCTGGGTCATTGGTCATCTGCCTTCGTGCTTCTAGTTCTTGTAAAGCTTTTTGTAGCTCCATCAATTTTGTATCTGATGCACTGGGTTCGTATATGCCCATATCTGTCATTGGTTGCATAACACTAACTTTTGCTCTATCTAAAGGGGTAAGCATGCCACTACCCACAGCTCCTCTTGTAGGAGACATATCTTCCATCTGTCCTGTAGCTGTAACTTCGTCTATGACTTGTATGGGCTGTGATAGCTGTATAGCATCATCAAAAGATATGTTACCTATGGCATAGTTATTAATCACTTCTTCAGGTGCGGTTCTGTCTGTTGTGTCTAAGTAAGAAGCAAAAGCCATAGCTCTTTGCTCTACAGGGCTAATACCTTGTCTAGCACCTTGTTGGGCTATCATCATGTTCATGTCTTGGTCAGACATTTGACCAGCTCCCTGTACATCAGTCATACCAGCATTAGGAGTCATTTCACCTGTCAGACTGCTTATTCTTCTTTGTAGTTCTTCGCTTATAGCCATATTCTTAACCTATTGTAACAGTTACTGCACCGACACTCATTGTAGCACTAACACCAGTAACGTATGTCCTATGTTCATAAAGATTTCTGAACTCATTGCCATCAAAAGCCTGATGAACCTCTACTGTAGAGTTAAATATAATCTGCCCTGTAGCAAATTGCAATTCAGAAGTCTCTGTGTTTGTGAAATGCTTAATCCTTTCTGGGTCGTGTGCACTCAAGTTTAATTCCAATACACGAACCAAACGATTAAATGTTTCGATTGAAACCATGTCACCTTGTGCTATAGGCAATCTGGTTTCTAATAATTTGCCCATTATCTACGACCTGAACTTTGTACGTCTAAACGTGTTGCTCCAAGCCTCCACCTGTAGTTTTTACGACTAGCAGTATTGTCATCATCTGACTCAAATCTAAGTACCAACTGCCTACTTCGTGTTCTCAAACTAGAAAAAGTAGATGTGCTAGTGACTTGTGTGGTCGAGTCTGTAGTAAGGCTTTCACCATTGAAGTTTCTGCTTTTAACCACTATGTTCATGGCTGGTGATGGGGCTGTGCCTGTCTGACTGTCAAACTTAATGTCTGGTATCACCTTTTTAACAAAAGCAAAGTTCTCACCATCAGCTATATCTATATCTGCTGATTCTATAAAGACATTATCCATAGCACTGTCATCATCGTTAAATCCTGTTTCATGTAAGAACAAACAACTAGCAGAGGAGCTTGTGCCTGATGCTATTGGTTTGTTTTCTATGCCAGCATCTAGCCAAGCGTATCTGACCAAGGAACCAATACTCCAAGAATTTTCTTCATAGTTATAGATGACATAACGAGAAATTTCACCTGTGCCATCTGCTAGTGAAGGATAGAAAAACCATATCTCAGAAAATTCTGTATTGGTAGCAACGTGGCATTTATATGCTTGAGACACATCAAGATCAGAGAAAACATAGTCTTGCACTGAACAAGGTAGTTTCTGTACAGAACCATTGTAAAAGTAAAAAGCGTTTTTAGACATGAAGAATACACCATTAGGTGCATTAGTAGCAGCTTTAGGTCCTATCAATCCAGCACCTTCATTGATTAAGTTCACTGCAAAAGTAAGAGGAGGTCCTATAAATGACATGCTATACAAACTGGTATCTGTCCACACCAATACTTCTTGTCTTGATTTAAGACCACCCACTATAAGTGAACCACTGGATAATCTAACATCTCCAGCACTGTTGGTGTTAAGTGGCTCAAACTCTAGAGCATTTTCAGAGTCACTAAATGCTATTAACATAGGGTCAACAGCACCTGTTCTTGCACCACTGCTTATTGGGTCAGCACCCAATACTATCAAATGTCTGTCTGTCTCTGAGGTAATGACTTGTAAACCTACAGTTGGCACTAAATTAGCTCCTGTTGTACCTGACAGGCTAACAGCTCTTGTTGATAAACCATCGTTTTCAACCCATCTGTATATACTGCCACCTCTAGGATTTATAATTAAATCTTCACCAAAGTTATCGTGTGTCCATAATCTTAACTGACCAGAAGCAGACAAAGCACTGGTCGAACCAAATGTACTAGCACCCCAAGTGCCAGAACCCCAACCAGCAGATTGCACAAAAACGTCTAATCCTGAGTTAATTTGGTAAACACCATCAACACCAGAACCACCATTACCACTGTCACTGCTATTTGCTGTGACAGTAGTGCCACTTGTATCTACAGCAGTGAAAGTGTAAGTGTTTGCATTAGCAACGCCTGTAATTTTGTATTCTTGGTTGAGAACAGCAGCTGTGATGTTACCACCCAAAGAAACTGCTCCTGATATGGTTACAAAGTCACCTACAACAGCACCATGACTCGAATCAGTAGCTGTGATTGTAGATGAACCATTAGTAGCTGAAAATGTAATACCATTAGTAGTAGTGGCTCGTACAGGTGTGATGTCGTTGTAATTGCCACCATTGTCTATGTAGTATTTAGATGTAGTACCAAAGCCTAAGTAACGCTGACCTCCCAAAGAAATCCAACTGTGAAGGGCTCTAGCTGTATCAAAAAAGGTATTAGAACTTTTCTTTTCCCAACCACCTATTTTTTCAACACCACCTTTTCTAAAACGTACTAAATTGCCATCGACCCAACCATTTTCATTAGAATAGTCAGTTTCTTCTTTGTTGATTCCCGGCTTGAAATTAAATTTTGTGAGTGGCATTTTTTGACTCTACCATTTCAAAAAAAAAATTAAGCTATTCTGATAATGGCAGCAGTCGCACTAGCTGCTGGAAATACGACTGTAAAGTCTCCAGCTGTGCTTGTCTTGTCTCCTCCAAAGTCAATAGTAGCTAAAGCTTTGTTACCATTTGTGCTGTTGTAAATTAAACAACCTCTAGCAGTAACTGTAGCTGTGCCAAATGTTAAGTCTGCAAAATCTACTATAGCTGTAGTGCCTGAAGTTGTTGGTGTCACGTTGGTCAACGCTGCTCCAGCTGCTGTGTAATTTGTACCTGTTACCTCATTAGTGGTTGCATAGGCTGTTGTGCCAGCACCCATAGTTGCTGATGAAGTATATAAAGCCAACTTTATTGAGTCAGCTCCATTGGTTAAATTGTGTCCTTCTACAAGGATTTCTTGTTTAAAACTTGTGCATATTGCTGATGTTATTGCCATTTCTTAAAGCTCCTTAATTATATTAGCCATGTCTTCATGACCTTGTTGCCTTAATAAATTCACATATGTCACGTTTTTAGAATTTATTGCGTTCTTAATAGTATATAAGATTACAGTATAAACTTGATTTTGGAAAGCCATAGCCTGTTGTTTTACATGCTCTGGTGCATCCATAGATATTTCGCATATTTTCTTAGTTGCTTGCTCTGCCCAAAACTCAGGGTCATGTCCTTTGTTTTGTGTGGTATGAACACCAACTTTTCCTAATTTTATAAAACTATCTGTCATCCTTTGTATGGTTCTGGTGGCTCTTCATCTTTGTGTAAAACCAAACCATGCTCTGCTAATTTTTTATCAATATCTTCAAATGGTTCTATTATCCATCTGCCCTCATGTGGTATTGCTACTAAAGGCTTGTCTAGTCTATGAAAACCATACAGTCTATCAGTGGCTACTACATTAGAATCTAAGACAGTAGATCGTGAACTAATACCTACTATTATATCTGCTTCCATGCACTTGCATATCCAAAACTCAACACAAGCCCTTCCAGCTTCTGCAAAGTGCATATTTTCTTTATATGAAAAATCTATGCCATACAGGTCAATAGCACCTACTTTATTGAACAAAGCAAAAGCAATAGCGTAGGCTACTGTGTTGTTTAAGTAAGCACAACGAGTAGCGTTACAAACAGCTTCTATAGGATAAACCACAGCACTAGGCACTCTTTCATCTAATTCACAGGTATAAATAGGATAGTCAGCGGTTGGCAGTATTCTAGTCAACGCACCAGTCTGTTTGCCAGCATCATCGCTGTCAAAAAATCGACTGGCTGGGTCTAACATAAACATTCTGTCTGTTTTATAAACAGCAGCTGCTGAATTGATAGTCCAGACTTCATCCCAAGTTTTGCCATTTTCTATGCCTACAGCAAAATCTACTTGCGATATACCAAGTCCTACTATGGCAATGCGTTTGCCTTCTAACGATTCAATGGGTTGCATTAAGATACGCCAGTGCGTAACTGATCATATCTATATTCATCTCGTGTGCCACGACCTTCTGATAGAGTTTTCATTCTGCCAACTGCCTCCTTAAATCTAGCCTCAAACAGACCAATGACATCAGGGGGTTCTTTCAGAAAGATAGCTCCTTCTACTAAACTTCCATACAACAGAGCATCTGGATAATCAGAACTTAACACTGTTGTACCGCTGTCACTACCACTCGTTAACGAGGCTGGTTTATACAAATAATGTAATTCAATAGTATATGCTGAGTCTGGAACTGGAGCAAGTTCAAAAGAAGTATCATCAAACTGTGAATAATACTTAGGTTGCCCTGTAGCAGATGAAGAAGGTGCATACTCCTTAATAAAAGAAGCATGTTTAAAATCTAAGTAATCGTATGTACTACTGCTAGTAATTGCCAAACTAAAAGGTGCATAAAAATCTGTTGGTGTAGCCAAAAACCTATTACTAACTGTTAAAGTGCCTGTTACATTCTTTCTTTGAAAAGGCAGTTGAACCATATTAAATATACGATCTTCTGCTTCTTGTATAAATCTAGGCAGTTGCGTTGTGAAAGTAGTTTCAGAGACTTGTAAGTAGTCTTGAACTGCTGTTTTAAGTGTAGCTAGTGTAAAACTCATGTGGTTACTGTGACTGTTCCTATGCTTGCTGTCAATTCAAAAGAGGTTAGGCTAGTGCCTAATTTCCCATCTCCAACATTAGTATAAAGTGTAAAAAAATTGTTAGTGTCACTGCTTTCAACTCTTGCATCTCTAATGGCTTCTGGGTCAGTAGGTGAAGGTTTTGGCATGAGTTGTGGGTGTTTTGCATCCCACTGATCTTTACCAACTAGCAAACCATCCCAAGTTTTTCGCAAATCTTTATGCTTGTACCTAAAACCTGTTAAATCACAGATTCCATAGGCGTTTTTGTTTGATGCGAAAGCCATTATGCGTTGTTATAACTTCTTAAATTAGGTGAAATATGAAATGAACTTCTTTCTTCGTCTTGTGACAGTGCCCTGTTAAATTCCTCTTCGTAGATAGCTTTCAACTGACCTGTAAGTTGTGGTGCTCTTTTCATAGACATATAATAAGCCAAACCAGCTGTCAAACATGGGTAAAACCTAAATGGTAAATCCATCGTGTTAGTCGCTGAGTCAGCATCATCCATTCTAGTCAATACATTCATGTGCAAAGTGTAGGTGCTTGATAAGTCAGGTACTGGATATACTGTGACTGTAGGAGACAACTGTTTGTCAACAAAATACTGATTAGGCTTACCAGTGGTTGATTTGTTAGTTACATGTGAATACTCAGCTCTACTTAATCTGCTTAAAGGTATGTCAGTTGTTTCAGAACCAGATGTTTCTCTAATAAATACGTCTAGTACATCTATAGGAGCTGTAGAGTTAGTGCTGTCAATGTTGTAAGTAGATGTTGAAGCCACCATAGCTACTGTCTTTTCTGTTACAGTCCATTGGTTTAAGCCTCTGTTAGCCCACTCAGCCAACATAATATTTAAACTTCTGGTAGCACTTTTTAGGTCATAGCCAGTGCGTAGTTCTATGCCACATCTTTCAAAAGCTTCTTCAATGTATTCAGCTACATCAGGCTCAAAATTCTTACTGCTACTTGTTGCCATTATTTTTTCTTAGATTTTTTTAGTGACTTTTCTATTTGGTCAGCTTGCTTTGCGTGTAACTTTGATGCACCTCGGAGCTCTTTAACCAACTTTCTTTTTTGTGCTACTGTCAAATCAACCATCTTAATCTTCCTCACTATATAAATTATTAAAAGTTATGTTTGGG